CTTTGATTACGTGGATAGACGGGATCAGCGACGGAAGAAAAGCAAGCCGATACGTAAGTAAATATTGTGCGAAGTCGCAGGAAACTAGTGTCCTTGATGATTCAACATATCTCAACACAACCGGGAGACATTGGGGCATGCACCGAAAGTCTAGGATACCGTTCTCGTTTCGTATCCACGTCCCGTTCCTGGACGACGACCTAATAGCTCTCGCGGAAAATCTCGCCGCGTCGAAATTTCGATTCTTCACGAAGGGGGCCGGCAACGGGTTCAGCGTGTTCGGGAAAGACGCGAAGAAAATCGGTGAAGAAATTCTGCTTCGTGACGTTGACAGACACGGTTGAAAAACGTACCATGCCCTTAACAAGGGGACGTGTGGGCCGGGACGGTGGGTGCCATGTTGCACCTCTTAACGTCACCGGCCCGCGTCTTTTTGTTGCTCTCCTCCTGCCCGCACGTTTCCCTTGCTATGGCTGAACGTTCCTGTTCGCTTCGTAGCTTCGTCGAACGCCGACAGAAACAGAAAACCATAATAACCATTTCCACGAACGTAGACGAAGCTCGGAGGGCGTTTACATGCCTATCCCGTTGAATCAGGTTAACGTTGTAGAGATTCAAATGAAGGGGATCATTACGGGTGGCGGGGCCGGAGAGGTGCGGACAAACTTCGTCTTTCACTTCCGGCGTCTCGGCGTCACGGTTGATCCGACGAAAACCGCAATCAACGCAGCGTTTCAAGCGGCGGTCGCCGACGACATTGCCGCAGCGTTAAATGAGGATTGGTCCGGAACGGTCAACTCCGTTCGCTACGTCAACGACGCGTTAGACGCTCCGGTTGAATTCTCGAACACGGACGAAGGAGCAATCACCGGAGACCGCTTGCAAAGTTTTTCGACGGCCTACCTCCTGATGCGGACGGCCGTCCGTGGCCGAAACTATCGAGGGTCCAAACACCTCGGACCGTTTTCGGAGAGCGACGTAACGCACGCTGACGGCTGCGACGTATTCAACGCGGCAGCGTTAGCGAGGTTGACGACGATCTGCACTAGCATCGGTGGAGGTTTCACCGACGCGACAACAAATATTTGGGTTCCGTGCATTCTCTCGCGTTCGCTGAGTCTGCTAACGGAGAATCCGACGACGGTGATAACCAACGATGTAACGCAGATTCTGCCGAACCAACGTCTCGGCACCGAAATTCGCCGCAAAGCTCCGTCACTTTACTAAACCACAACCGACTACAGGAATTTACCTATGATCGTCGACCAAGTCGTGAATAACGTAGAAGTCGGGCTCTTCTATGCGAGAATGGTTTCGCTCCTGCGAAACCCTAACCCGCAAGGATCAATTGACCCGTTTCTGCGGCAGGAGTTAGTCAACGGATTCCAGTCGGTGTATTACCCTCCAACCGGCTTGACGGTCGGAGCGTACTACGGTGGCGACAACAATCGTAAAGTGCTCTTGCTTGACGGAGCGTTGACAACGGTGCAAGCCGCGAATTTGATTTCTGGTTACGCGGCCTACCTCGGCTTGCAAGTTATCAACGGCGACAACCTTTGGTTCCGCGAGAATATGAACGCCTATCTCGCCATGATGCAAGGGGGGCATTTGCAAGTGCCCGAATACCTTGACATTGTCGGTTACTCGGCTGGCGGAGCTGCTGCGACGTGCATCGCCTGGAAATTGAAAATGCTAGGCTCTCTTCTCAAGCTACGTGTTTTCTCGTATGGTGCCCCGCGTCCCGGTGGGCCGTACATACGCGACAGATTGGAGCGAACGCCGATAGCTCGTTACATGACATTCAACGATCCAATCCCTTTGGTCCCGCCACGGATTCAAGATGCACCAACGTTGACGGCCACGGTGCCGATAAGCGTATCTCTTTCGTGGTCGAACATGGTGCACACGCAAGGGGGGATTGTGCTCTACGAGGACGGGTCTACGGAAAATGCCCTACTACCTCCCGAAGCGATTGTCAATCCAGGCACGTCGCTCTCCGCTTGGTTCTTTCAGACTGCGGGTGCCGAAAACAATCCGCACGCAATGTCTCGCTACGTGAATTATTTGGAAGCGGCAAACGCTCGGTTCGACACTCCGCGTGAGAAGCTGCGGGAAGTCGCTCCGGAAGAAAACGTCGAAGCGTTGCAACGCAAGGAAATCAACAAGCAACGTGACCGCGTCGTTACGGCAGTCGCATTGCAACAACGAGACCAAGCAAACACGATTGTCAACCAACCGGCATTCGTGCTTTTCAAGCCAGTTCGGTTCGGCCGAATATGGGCCGTTGTCCTCGGCGACAAAATCGTAGCTCAAGGAGTGAGGGAGGACACGTGCCGACACATTTGCCGGGCAGGGAATGATTTCCTTCGTTCGCTTCCGCGTCAAGGTCTTGTTGATCCACTCAGTTTGCTCGAACAGGTTGAGGCGTTTTTGTTGTTCGCGACGGCTCAAGAAAGTGAGTGGGTCCCGAAGTTGCGAACGAATCTCGACCTAGGTTGATTGACGTAGGGAGTTAAACCTATGGCATACACGTTGCCGGTTTTCAACGTGACAATGGATGTTTGGGATGCAGGGCATGTGCCGAGCGTTGATGATCCCGATTTTGAGGGAGTCGCCTTGCAGTTTTACGTCTATAGTCGCGTTTCATTCGACGTTCAACCTTGCGAGCTAGAATTATACCAACCACCAATACAGTTGCGTCTCCCGGTATCGTCGCTCGCAATCTGGAGTTCAGGTCAGGTTTTCGAATGCCCTCCCGAAAGTGGCCGATACTACCGGGCACGCTTCAAAGAGCGTGTGCATCTCGGCTTCGTCAATGAATACCTGGTGGTCTACGTGGCTCAATGTAACGACGCGGGGCAACTGCTTGCACGTGACATTGAGGGTGCGGAACCATGCGACGGCCCGGCGCCCCCGGTATCCGACCACATGGGAGCTGGCATCATGGAAGCGTTCGCGAGCCTGAACATTCACGGTGAGAGTCCGGATTAGGAGGTTTACCTATGAACGTTCCGATTGCTCTTCGCGATGATATGGCAACCGAATTCGTTGCGTTGCTGAACGCGGGATTGGGTTCCGCCGGTGAACTGCACATTTTCGACGGCACGCTACCGGACGACACGGAGGATGCGGACGCAGGTACGTTGCTAGTCGTGCTTACTCTGTCGTCTACGGCCGTAAGTGGACCGTTTGGTGGAACGTTCATTGGCTTTAACACGATCACGGCCGGGACGGTGGTAGCTAACGGAACTGCCGGGTATTTCCGCTTCAAGGACTCGGGAGGAACAACCTGGTTGCAGGGAACGTGTGCCGAGGTGCCGGCTGCAGGTGATCTTCTATTTTCGGATGCCACGTTCGCGATTTCGGAGTCCGTCGGGATAACGTTCTTCACTATTGATTTCTCGATGGGCACGACGTGATCCAACGTAAGGCATAGGTAAAAGCGAGTATAGGTAAAAGTACCAGCATCCTTAACCCATAGGTGACGCATGAAAGAAAAACCGAAAGACGATGAAAAGACCAAAGAGGAAACCAAACCGAAAGACGAACCGAAACCGCGTCCGCGAAAGACGAAGCAAGAGCGACGGATTCCCCCTCTCCGCAAATGAAAAACCGAAACGCGTCCCCTTGTTCCTGGATCTCTCGGGATTGCTCAACTCTTTAACCCAGACAATACGTCTGAGTTCACCTCTCGAAAAGTCGCTTGACACAACCGACACAATCGGCATAACTTATTAAACATAAGAGAGTGTATCGGACACTCTTCGCACGAAGCGAATCGCGGTCCCCTTGCCATGCCGCTTACCGATCAAGAAAAGAAACGCTATCGCACCGACCGCAAAAGGGCACATGCCCTATGGTCTGGTGAGCTACTAGAAATTACCTACCTAGACAAGCCTAGGGAATATCACCGAGTAGGTAAGCGGCGACCGATAAGGGGATTTACTCCGGGAGCAAGACTACGAATGTTGAGAACCATTGCGTCGGTTGAGTGGCAGTCGTTCAAGAAGGGCGTGTTCATCACGCTGACCTATCCAAACGAGTTTCACAACCGAACCATGCGAGAGCGTAATCAAGATCGTTTCTTGTTTATGCGAGCTATGGAAAAACACCTAGGTAGAGAGGTAGGTGCATTGTGGCGGGTCGAGTGGGAAAAGAGAAAAAGCGGCAAGATGGCGGGGCACTTGTTTTGCCATGTTCACATCATTGTTTTCAACTGTCGTTTCATTCACAAGGATGTAGTACGCGATGGCTGGCGACGTGCATTGAATGCGGAGGGACCTTTGATTACGTGGATAGACGGGATCAGCGACGGAAGAAAAGCAAGCCGATACGTAAGTAAATATTGTGCGAAGTCGCAGGAAACTAGTGTCCTTGATGATTCAACATATCTCAACACAAC